TTTTTGCCTATTTATATTACTTCTAAGGAAAGTGAGGTTAGGTATGTGACTGTTTAATTTATAATGTACAACCTCTTGCCTATCCTCAACATACACGTAGCCGAGTAAAACCCCCTTTTTTTTAGTGAACTTGGGTGTTCATAGTAAAACCATTCTGGTAGAAAAGGTTTTGAAGGTCTTATAAGTAAAAAATGCACTAACCATACCTACTAATTTACATATAAGAGTTACAATTTATAAAAATATTGAAGTAGGGTTAGGTAGTTGGTTGTATATTTAGCGAAAAAATAAAATACACTCACGTACCTAGACTCAAAGTGTAATGTAGTTTTGTAAATGGTAATATAAGGAAAAGTAAAAAATTTAAATAAAATGCCAAATTATGCTGGATTTGATCAATCAGGATTACAGATGGGTGGTGATTTAGGAGATCCAAGAAGACAATCTAAGTTACCTGGGGGTTATGCAACTCAAGGTCAGGCAGTATCAGCTCCTTATGCAGAAGCTAATATGAAAGCTGCAGAGAAAACTAATCCTATGAATGCAAAGTCTCAAGAGACTCCTGTCGGAGATAGAGTTGATGCATTTTTAAAATCAGTAGGTGGTTGATTATGGGAGATAATGATTTCCCAGCAGTAATGGCAAATGGTGGTAAAAGTTTTGTAGATGGTTATATAAGACGTAAGAATTTGTATAATCAATCGGGTTCAGATATTCCTGCCCTCTCAGTTGAACAAGATTTTGAACAAGAGCTAGGAAAACCAGCAATAGAAAGAGTAAAAATTCGTAGATAAAGAGAGATTAAAATTAACTTATACAATTTTAGTGTAGATGTCACAAACTAAAGCTCAATTAGTAGATGCAGTAGACGGAAGTATTGTTGATGCAGACATCGTAGGTTTAACATCTTCAAAACTTTCAGGAACATTACCAGCAATATCAGCAGCTAATCTTACTAACTTACCTGCAGCTAATTTGACTGGCACATTACCAGCTATTTCAGGTGCAAATTTAACAGGTGTTTCTGGTGGTTTAGTAAGTTTCAAACACGCACCAATATCTGCATATCAAGTAATTCAATCAACGAGTGCAACAGCAACAAATTTGCAAATAACTTATACACCTATTGATGGAGCTAATAATAGAATTTATGTTCTTATGACAGGTAATTTTGAATTTGATGGAAATGACAATAATCACCATCAATTTATTGTTAAATGTACTGGACAACATACTACTGATTTACCATTAACTACACAAAGAGTCGGTTCAGATATATCAAGTGTGCCAAATACCACTTCACTATGTATGTTTTTACGAGATCCGAATATTACAGGTAATGCATCAATTACTTATAGAGCATGGGTTTATTGTGAGGATGTAAATAATAGCCAACATAGAATGAGAAACAACTTAGCTTTTACAGTTCTAGAAATAGACCCTAGTGCTAACCAAAATTAACATGAAACACGATATCGCATCAGCATTAGCAAAGTTAACACCATATGCACAATGGTCTTGGACAGCACCTGATTACTCTGGTCTTGAATGGCTTGATAGTAGTCAAACAAAACCAACAGAAACAGCAATTAATAATAAAATAACTGAACTTGATACTGCAGAACCGATGAGATTAATGCGTATTGAAAGAGATAGAAGATTGACAGCTTGCGATTGGGTGGTTGCAAAGGCATCAGAAACAGGAGTATCAATATCAGATTCTTGGAAAACATATCGTCAGGCATTAAGAGATTTACCTTCGACTGCATCACCAACATTAACTAGTTCTCATAGTTTAAAAGTCTCCTCCGTAACTTGGCCGACTGAACCTAGTTAATTAAGAGCTAAGAGATTAGTCAATTTAAAATACTTATATATAAAAAGTATTTGTTTAGATGGCATACATAGGACCAGAACCCAAACTTGGGCGTAATAGAGAAGTTGATGATATTTCTAGTAGTTTTAATGGAAGTACAACTGCATTCACTCTTCAAGTAGGAGGAGCAAATGTTTCTCCAGGAAGTGCTAACTCACTACTGCTAAACCTTGGTGGTGTAATGCAGAATCCGAATACTGACTATACAGTATCTGCAAGTACTGTGACATTCACTACAGCTCCAGCCAGTGGATTAAGTTTTTGGGCATTAGCTTTAGGTCAAGGTATTGATGAAGATATTTCTACACCATCTGATGCATCAGTTTCAACTGCAAAAATAGTAGACAATGCAGTCACCTATGCTAAATTAGCCAATCCATTAGCTGCAGATAATGAAAAAATTAGGTTTGGAACTGGGAGTGATCTAGAAGTATTTCATGATGCGACCCATAGCAGAATTCATAACAACACAGGTTTATTACTACTTGAGTGTGATGGAACAGGTATTGAGATAAATTCTGGTGCATCTACTGAAAATATGGCGAAGTTTCTTAAAGATGGAGCAGTAGAGTTATATCATAACAATGTAAAGAAGATAGAGACAGCCAGCGGAGGTGTCAGTCTTACAGGAGGAGCTGCAGCAAACATCACAGCACTATCAGATGGAGCAACAATAACAATAGACATGGCTACAGCCTGTCATCATTCAGTAACACTCGGTGGTAACAGAACATTTGCAGCACCAAGTAATCAGGTGGTAGGTCAGGCAGGTTCGATATTTATTACACAGGATGGTTCAGGATCTAGAACTGCAGCATTCAATGCAGCTTTTAAATTTGTAGGAGGAACAGCACCAACACTAACAACAGGAGCAGGATTAACGGACAGGATAGATTACATTATTAAATCCAGTAATGTAATTCATTGTGCAGTTTCACTGGATGTTAAGTAGATGTCTTTTTATGATGCAATAAGGGTCGGGGCTGCAGGAGCAGCAGATACTTTCCAAATAGAACGCAGTGTAAGGATAAGCAGAGATAGTGGTAATTATTTTTCAGTCAATAATTCTTCAAGTGGAAATACACAAACATTTACTTTTAGTTTTTGGATGAAACTTGGTAAACTTTATAATAATTTCTTACCTATTTATTCACACTATTTAACAGGTAATAACAGATGTGGAATAGTTCATACAGGTACAAGTGCAAGTTCTGCGGGATTTCAATATCAAAATAGACAAAGCAGTAGTTGGAAAGCACTTATAGACCCAGCAGAAAAACTAAGAGATCATTCAGCTTGGTATCATGTTGTCTTCAGAATGGACACAACAAATAGTACACAAAATAATCGCTTCATTATTTATGTTAATGGTAGAGAAATTGCACAAGATAGATACACAGGAGTAGCACAAAATTCTACAAGTGTATTAAATTCAGCAACTACTCATTATATTGGACATGATGGGTATTATGGCACAGGTGATTTTTATTTAGCCGACATACATCTTATTGATGGACAAGCTTTAGATGCTTCTTACTTTGCAGAAACAGACGCTATTACAGGTCAATGGATGCCTAAAGAATATACAGGTAGTTATTCTGGAACAAGTTACCATTTAAAATTTGATGATAATTCTGGAACGACTGCAACAACACTTGGCAAAGATTCTTCTGGCCTAGGGAATAATGTTACACCAGTTAATTTTTCTGTAAGTTCTGGATTAGGCAATGATTCTTTTGAAGATACACCTACAAATAACTTTCCAACTTTAAACCCAAATCACGCTTTTTTAAATGGATCATCAAGTACTACAGAAAATGGAAATTTACAATGGAATGGTCAAAGTAATAACCAAGCTGGTTGTCCTGCTTCGATGGCATTTCCTACAACTGGTAAATGGTACTGGGAAGTAAAATTATTATCCAGTAATTCAAACTTTTCATTTGGTATAACACCTGCTACATATTCAAATGTCATAAACCCTGCTGTTCCAACTGGTTCTATAGGCTACGCAGCTTACGGTTCAAAGATTATAAGTGGTTCTGAAACCGCAAATGCGTTTGCAAGTTTTAGTAATAGTGACAATATTGGTGCTGCTCTTGATATGGATAATAATGAAATTAAATTTTATAAAAATAACTCTTTAGTGGGGACTATATCTCTCGTATCTGGTTATGAAAGTGTTAACTACTTGGCTTGGATAAAAGGAGATACTGCCAGTCAGCTTATTCAAGGTGCTATTAATTTTGGGGGTAATGGATTTGTATATACACCACCTACAGGATTCAAGGCACTAAACTCAGCAAACTTACCCGACCCAACAATACTGCTACCAGATAATCATTTCAATACCTTGCTTTATACAGGAAATGCTTCAACTAATAATATTACAGGTTTGAATTTTAAACCTGATTGGCTGTGGATTAAAAGTAGAGTTCAAGCATATAATCATTATCTTTGGGATACAGTAAGAGGTTCGGGTAGTAAGGCTTTAGCGAGTAGTAATACAAATGCCGAACCTACAGATGGAACTTCACTTGTTTCATTTAATTCTGATGGATTTTCATTTTCTGGTAATAGTGGTGTAAATGATACTAGTTCTGGAACTAATGGATTTGTTGCATGGAACTGGAACGCTGGCGATACAGATAGTGCAACTTATATAGTAAAAGTTGTTTCTGATGGTGGTAATAAATATAGATTTAATAATTTTGGAACATCTGCTGTAACTCTTGATCTTGCAGAGGGTGGAACATATACATTTGATCAGTCAGATAGCTCTATGAGTTCTCACCCCATGCAACTATCTACAACAGCTAATGGAACTCATGGCGGTGGATCTGCATACAGTACAGGTGTAACTTACCAATTAGATGGATCGACTGTAACGGCATCTGCTTTTATTTCTGGTTTTAGTTCTGCATCCAGTAGAAAATTAATAATTACTGTAGCTGCTTCTGCACCAACTCTTTATTATTATTGCTACTATCACAGCGGTATGGGAGGTGCAGTTAATACAAACTCAACTCTTGGATCAAGTAATTTTGACGGGGCAATTCAATCAACTGTAAAAGCTAATACTACAGCAGGATTTTCTATTGTTGGATATACAGGTATAAATGGAGCAGGAACTATAGGTCATGGATTAGGAGTTGCACCTAGAGCAGTAATTATTAGAAGAAGAGATAGTGCTTCTGATTGGGCAGTATTTCATGCAGAGGTTGGTAATACAAAAAGATTAGTTTTAAATAGTATTGCTGCCGAGAGTAGTGCTAATTCTTCCTTTTTTAATAATACTTCTCCAACATCTACAACTATTAGTCTAGGGTCTGATGCTGGTACTGGTGGTTCAACTGATAAGTATATAGTTTACGCTTTTAGCGAAGTAGCAGGGTATAGCAAGTTTGGAAAATATACAGGCAACGGATCTTCTGATGGCACGTTTGTTTTTACAGGTTTCAGACCAGCTTGGGTATTAATAAAAACTTCATCAAAAACTGATTCTTGGTTACTTATGGATAATAAAAGAAGTACTTCTAATGTAGTTACCCAGACACAAGCACCACAAAGTAGTTTGGCTGATAACCTAAATACAGGAGGTATTCCTACTGATTTCTTGTCAAATGGATTTAAGTGTAGAGGTTCAGGAGGAGACTTTAACCAGAGTGGTGCTACTATGATTTATTTTGCATTTGCGGAATCGCCATTTAAAAATGCTCGTGCTAGATAAACGGGCATACACTAGAATAAAACTATGGCATTTAAACTAGACGGAAACCCATTAGCAGTTGATGTTCCCTTTACAGTTGGGGATGTAAATTACCCTGCTAACTGGTTAAGACTATCAACAGCACAAGAGAAAAAAGATCTTGGCATTACTGAGGTAGCTGACGCACCAGTGTTTGATGGTCGTTTTTATAATGGTGATGGAACTGCAAAGAAACTTACAGATACAAATGAAGTTGATGAAAATGGCGATCCAGTATTAGATGAAAATGGAGATCAGCTTGTTACTTTAGGTGTTAAGTCAGTATTAAAAGCACAGGAAAAAAATATAGCTGGTAGTTTGTTAGCAAGATATGATTGGTACGTTGTAAGAAAAGCTGAAAAATCTACTGCAATACCTACAGCTATTACAACTTATCGTGATGGAGTAAGAACTGCTTGTACAACCAGGGAAACAGAGATTGATAACTGTGCAGATACTGCAGCTTTAGTTACTTTGTATAGCTATAAAGATGATGGAACAGCTTATATGACACAATATCCAACAGATCCTAATTCTTGAAGAATTTTTAAAAAGAGATAGAGTAAGAGTAATTATAAATATTAAATGCAGATAGTAAATTTATTTCTGTCTAGACCTTCTGTATATACTCTTCCAGGAACTTGGGAGAGTCAGCCATTAATTAAGCATGGAAACTATGCTGGACTCCCGCCAGAAGGACAGATAGTTGTCATTATCTTGGTATTATTATTTTTGGTTACAGGCTATGGACTATATGTAGCATTTGGACCACCTAACGAGAACTTAACCGATCCTTGGGATGATCACGACGATTAAAAAAATTTTAGTTTTCTTTTAATTTTTTATATAAATTACCAGCATCAACTATTTGTTGTTCTTTTTTTCTACAATGCTCACAAGTACATGTACAGTGAGGACATTCACATTTATTTGGCATTAGTAAAAATTAATTTACTTTAATTTTATTCGTACTTTATACAGATAAAGATCCAGCAAATCCTGCTACTGTTCCTATAGCAACGAAAAAGCCGAATTCTATCAGTGGATAGTATGGATTGTAGAAGATTTTTTTCATGCGAATACTAGTGACCCAACATTAGTGAGTAGATAGGTTGCTATGAGAGTTGTGAAGATAAGATGATTCATTAAGTTCCTTGATAGATGGGAGTCATTACACCGCCACCCTGATCATCATCGTCATCATTATTACTAGCACGTAAGACTAGTTCTAATAAAACTGCAAAACCTATGGGATAAAAACACCATAGGATTGCAAAAAAGGGTGATATGTCGTTTGTTGTTGACAACTCAGGCATTAAAACATGCCAAAGAACATATGTCCTGTGAGTAAATCAGATGTTGCTGCTGCAACAAGACCAAGCATTGCTAGTCTTCCGTTCCAACTTTCAGCAATAATTTTTTGTTTTTCTAAGTTTTTCATTAGAAAATTCCAGGAATAATTTGACCAGTTGTGTAGTATGCACCAACTGCTGCTACGAATCCAAGCATTGCTGCCCAGCCGTTAAATCTTTCTGCTTCAGGAGTCATGATAAAAAAGGGGGTAATTTAAAAAATGCCAGGAATGATCTGACCTGTTGTGATGTAAGCACCTAATAGAGCTACGAATCCGAGCATTGCCCATCTTCCGTTAGCTTTTTCAGCTTCGATGCCATAGCCTTCATAGCTATAATCAACTTGTGGTTGAGGCTCAACGGAATAGATGTTCTGTCTGCCGCCTGATTCTGTAACTGTTGTCATTAGGTATTTATATCTTCTTTATATTTTACACTTGTTACATTTTGTAACACTTGTTTACATTACTTAATATTTAATTATCAAAATTATAAGATA